CTCTTCTCTCTTCCCCCTGGTTTCTCTGGAATAACGCTAATATCAAATTTATTTTCTATTCTTCTTCTTTCATTTAATGCCTGGAAAACAGACCTATTCATAGCAACATCCTCAACAGTAGATGATATACAATGGTATTTTTGATGCATATCCATTATATAATCAACTACACCCTTTTTCCCTATAATATTATCTCCACCATCCCTACCTGCTAAAGTAGGTATTGACCTATGCCTTTCATACTCCAAAACATACACATCATTCTCAGGAGTAAGAGCAACTGCCATTATAACTGAGAAATCAGCAGTTTTAGTATTAATATCCGTTGCAGGGTCACAACCAACAAAGATATTGACAGGAATTTTTTCTCCTTCAATAGTGATGTAATTGACACCATCTTCATGTTCATAATATCCTTTCCAATACTTTATATACTTTCTACCCCAAACTGCTTCGTCCTCATTTTGTACCTCAAGCTCATACTCTTGATAATACCCATGTATTCTGCCTGCCTCCTCATATTCCTTCTTCATCACATTTAATCTTTTTCGAGGGAAATATGACTCCCATAATACCCCGCCTGGCATTTCAGGTTGAGTGGATTTATAACTAATTACATCCCAAGTATAATCATCTTTATTCTTTGCTTTTTCATAACCATCTAATATATTTTGACATAAGCTATCAAAATGAACAGGTGTACCAGCGAATATTAATCTTCCGCTATGCAAATCGAGGGCAGGTTTTACACCATTATATACAATATTCTTAATTTTCTCTCTTGCATCTTGGGTCACTGTATTCGTTTCACTCTCTGTGTCATCAAGAGCGACTACATCATATCTTCTACCTAAATAATTCTCTCCTCTTACACTTGACAGATTGGAACGACTAATTAACTTAGCACCAGTCAAGGTTACAATATCTGTCTCAGTCCATTTATCTCCCATCACATTACCAAAGTAATAATGAATTACTTCATTAGATGCAAAATGTTGTTTAAGATATTGAAGATTTAATATAGATTTTCTATGATTATCGGAAACCCAAGCTATGAACATTAGCTCATCTGGTTTCTTGAACAAAATCTTATGCATAAGGAAAGTCTTAAACAATTGAGTCTTACCACTCCCTCTAGGCAGGATTAAAGCCAAAGACTTAGTTGTTGGCTCTAGTAAAGAATCTCCTATCTCATAATGGAATGGAGGGGACTCAGATTTGCCAAAATCGCCAGGAAGGAAAAGCTTACCAAATGCAATTAAGTCAGTTCTGGCTAATTCTAATACTTTTTCGGCTTCAGAGACATCTCTGGAGTTAATATTAGTCATTATTTAATTTAAATTTATCTTTATTTGGTAGTTTTCTAGTGTCAAGCACTTCTTTAATATATTCTTTAAACATCTCTGCTCCTTTAAATCTTGGAGGAGGGTATATCTTGTCTTCATTTATCATAAAGAATCTACACATATTACCTAAGTCCTCAAACGAGACTGGATTATTATAATATAACAATATTTCATCTTCAGGGTGTTTTTTACCTTGAACTACAGTCCATTTTTTAATTACACCCATTATTTTTTACTCCTTTTCCAAGTTAAATATTCAGCGCCCTCATTTGGTTCAAATATGGTTGTTATAAGTCGAGGGTCATTATCTGCATATTGAGGGTCGATAATTGTGACTGGACATTTGAATACATTTTGGTCAGCCAATCCCTTATCTTCAGCGTATCTATCCATTTCTTTATAAGATGCGATTCTAAGTGCATGGGATATTAGTCCACTTGAAGGGTCTTTCAATACTTGGTATCCACTAACATGGGTATGTCCTGCCGTTAGTACATGGTCACGCCAGCCCATTTGTATTGCTTTTACTAGCCCATGAGCAGTATTCCACATTGAATGACCTGTAAAATTATGTCTTGCGTTTATCCTAACTTTTTTCTTATTAGGGAATATTAAGTTCATCCTTACCCCGTTGTTACTAAATACACCATTACTTTGGCTACACATCCACTCTAATGGGTCGCCTGGGCCGCTCCAAGCATCATGATTCCCTCCAACTAAGTATAACCAATCAACTTTTGAAATAAAATGTTCAGTTAATCGCCAAGATTCTTTAGCTGAAGTAGATTGCTCACCATAGAGTCTAGCTAATCTACCAATCCAATTATTTTGATTATCCCCAATGTTACCACCAAACATACCCTCTGTCTTTTGTATTAAATCTGCGTGCATCAGGAGTTCCGCAATATTTGTGCCATCATCATCTATATGAGGGTCGCCAAAGTGAGCAATACCAACGGGGCCGTCTACATTAATCTTTACATTGATTAAATTCTCAGCATTTCTCGCATCTCTCTTTAACGCATATTTCTTTATTCTATTCTCAATCAAATCACCTATTGGCTCATTACCTGTAGGAACATCTTCGACTGTAAAGTCTTCAATTAACTTCTCTTTATTAACAATAGCTTTCCATTTACGGATTGTCCTTATATGAACACCCATTATTTCAGATGCATACCTATTATTATATTCATTAGCCAGCTGAGTCGCTCTTTTATAATCGTTTATACCAAATTTTCTATGATTTTGTGTACTCACTTACTCTCTCCTTCAGTTAGTTCTTTTCTTTCAGCCTGTGCCAGTTGTTTTGGAGAAAAACCTTGAAACATACCAACAATACCTACATCTCTTTTAATAGTAGGATTCGATGTCCCAATGATTTTACCTAATTCTTTTAAAGATTGGAGGACTACATTCTCCTCTTCTCCTGTATCTGCTAATGCTTTTAGCCTGCGAAGTACATATTCGTGGTCAATGCCAAGCCCTTTTGCTATATCAACAACACCTTTTTCTACTTCATTCATAATTCTCTCCTGTTTTAATAGTAGAACTGCCTTCTTTTTTGCTTTATTGAAATCATTTTCTTTGTATATATTTTGGACAGCACTTACAGCATCCTTACCTACAATAACTTCAGTAGCAAATAGCTTTTCTTTTTTAGTAATATTTTTTCGTTTTTTAAAATTATCGTTAGCCCTCTTTAAATTTTTAGAAAATGTATATCTATTTGGGTGTGAATCGAAATCTGTATCCATTTCGGTTTTGTCGTTAATTAAGAATGTACCAACAACAGTCCTCACATATCCTTTATGAGCTTTCCAGTTCTTCCTATCTGACGGATGCGATATACCGTTCCTTTTTAATATCTGAACCACCCCTCCATCATCTGCGATAACCCAATCTCCCTCTTGAGGATTATCTTTCCATTGCTTTGTAGTTAAATCTTTTTTGTATTTTTTAAACTCACTAAGACTATCATATACAAAATGCTTTATTCCCTTTATCTCTTTATAATTCATGACCCTTCTTCTTTAGCATTTCATTCTCAGTAGCTAAAGAGTCAATAAGCTGGAGTACCTTCTTTGGGATAATATACGCAGAGCCATCTATGTCGATAACTCCATCTCCATTATCACCATCAGACATACTCGTTAAAGCCTCCTCTAACTCCCGATAAGTCTTGTTTGCAAGATTATTTATTATCTCAGCCATTGTAGAATCTATAACTGCCCACGTTATATATACAAATTATAAAAAAAATATTTTATGTACGCCATGAGTGTATTTTATCTAAAGACGCTTGGAGATTTTTAAAAGTAATTTTATCAGAATAAAAAGCTTCCATGACTTTATTTTTCTTCTCCACCTGAATACCCTCCGTCTCCACTTCCAATAAAACTCGGATAAAATACTTTTCATTATCAGTCATCTCCTGCCAACTCCTACTACTGTATATTACTGTCTATTATATACTAGAATCTATTATTAAATCCCACCCGCGCACCCCGAAGCTACCCCCATTGTCAAGTCTAAATCAAGAACAAAAGTAAAAAATTCCGAAAAAAATGGTGATAAATGCGGTGTATAGTATATTCACACCCTATACCCTAAAATGCGGATTTCCATTCTTTGGATTTTCGTTACGTTTCATTAATCTTAATTAAGGAGGACTATTATGGTTCTATTTGAATTAGTTGGTCGTGAAAAGGTTGAAGTAATTCTTAATGGCGAGTCTATTGTTGAGTATGCTCCCACTTCATTTAAGTGCGTGTACGACACCAAAACTAAGAAGTGTTATTTTCTTAGAGCTGGTGGTGTGTATGGTGCTGAAGTGAGAGCCTTACCCAAAGGTATCATGGACAAAATCGTCGCCGCTAAGTAGGTCGCAAGCAAGCCCCCCTTCGGGGGGGTGACCCTTAGAAAGTAATGAATACAAAAATTAAATACATCGGATAACCACAAGTAATAGGAGGATTATTACATTGAGTTTGACTAAAGACTTCATATCGAAGCTTTGGGTAGTGCTTGTTACAGGTACACCTCATGTCTTGTTCAGCTCTATATCTAAGCAGCAATGTTTGGATTATATGAGTAACGTGGGCAAGTAACATGACACCCAGACTTCCTGACTTAGATTCGGAGCATTAAAGGGTTGCTTGGCAACAGAAAGACCCTTTCACAAATGATGAATAGTGCAGTATTACCATTTATACATTTATAATGGGCTCATCAAAGATTTAACAGACTGGGGATGGTTTACTATGTAGTGTAGTATATAACCAAGTGTGGACACCACCACCATCTACGTCTTCATATTTTTTTAACCCACACAATAGAGGAATACTATGAAAAGCATAGCTCATCAATTACTAATAAATGAAGTTCATAACGAAACTAATCTTGAAAGAATAACCAATGCAATAGAACTTATCGAAGCATCACGATTGAATTGTATGACTGATAAGGATATTATAGCCTTACTTGAGAATTTCAAGAATAGAACTCAAGCAAATGTCATAACTCAAATCATACAATTTGAAGACAGTTTTAAATACTTAACAGGAAATACACTTGAAGACTCCTTTATAATAGATAATAGTCATGGCAATCCTTATAAGATGAATAAAGAAGAACTAAAAGGAGTAAAAGCAAATGGATAATATAATCAAAGGTTGTTTTGGTGCATTAATTGGCATCGCAGTGTATATGACAATTGCTGTTGTATTACAAATCACTGGTGTTGTAAATTTCAATGACGGTATACAAACGGTAACAATATCTAATTGGATATTTGTTGGTTTAATAGGTATGTGTTTTACATTACTATTATTCTCGTTTTATTTCTTATACAAGTGGTATGAGAACATATCAATATGAATAAAATAAAAGATAGCGGTGGAGGATTGGTATCCTATCTGGTCTCATAAGCCAGACTTCGTGAGTTCGATTCTTACCCCCGCTACAAAATTTAAGGTACACAAAGTAGTATAATGTGTTTAAATAATATGGTGTGACTCTACATATTTGCCTTTATAATTACTAACGAATATCATTCTCATGTGTGGTAACCTGAGCAAATGTAAAGTAAGATAGCATATAACGAACCAATAATGATGCATTGGAAATGCAATTAAGCATCCAAGCACTTAAATGTGCAAATGCCTGGCAGATGGAGCCTGAATAATTGGTCTTACAAAAAATTGTCTCACTCAGACATTAAATGAGTCGGCTGCATATAGTCGTTAGATAAACCGAGTAATCGGTATAAAGTGGAAGCACGTAGATAAGCGTGTTATAAGCGATACTATTTATAGTATTTGAGTATG